AACATACGAATGTCAAACAGATATAGTTTGAACTCTGCAGCAGCAGTCATAACGTGGACACCAGAACCAGTGTCGTTTGCAGAATGTTCAAATGCTCTTACACGAGCAACACCAACTTTATTACCACTAGCAGTACCACCAGAAGATGTCTGTTGGTCGTGCAATGCGATATCACGATATGGTTGATCAATCTCACCAGAGATAAATGGTGAGATTTCTGGAGAACCATGTACATTTTTAACTACGACAAAGTTACCGACTTCAACAGGGGTAACAGCGGCATTGAAACTTTCAAAGGTTCTAGGTTTAGCAACGTCAACAAATTTTGGAGAGATTGTTTCAATCTCATATCCACGAACATATGCTTTGCCCGGCGAAACTTGGAATGTAAGGAAATCATCATTAGCGACATTACCATCATCCGTAGTTACACCAGTATTGTACACGCCATTGTTTAATCCATCATTCAGTGTTTCTTTAATATCAATGTCAAAAGAACGAACTGTATAGTCACCAGATTCATCATATGTTCTACGAGCAAGAGTTTCGCCCAAAACTGAATACTGAGTGTTTCTTGCTTTCTCTAACAGAACACCGTTTTTAATTCTAAGAAGTTCAATGAAGTTCGCATCCTCGACAGAATCTAAAGCAAGTTTAGAAAGAGTTAATGTAAACTTGAGTCTATGAGCGCCCTTTGCGTTGAAGTTAGAAGTTCCCTGTGCGTTATCCAATAGAGAAGTATCTTCTTCTGGTGTTGATAGTCCTTCAGTGATTGTAAGACCAACTCTATAGTTTGGAGTATTAGTATACTTGTCTAGAATAATTCTTTGTTCTGCAACTCTTACAAAGTGTCCACGAACAAAGTAAACACCCTCTTGAATGTTTGCAGAAGAACCAGTTGCAGTTGCGTTTGTAGCATTCAACTGTGCAGAGTCTACACCACTACCAAACGAACCAACTGTTCCATTAGCAGAGATTCTTTCTCCGTTTGTAAACACTGTGGTTACATTATTTGTACCAGTACTAATATATTTAACATAAAGAGTAATAGGATCATCAGTTGTTGCAGCAACCGCCTGAATGACTTCAGCAACAATACCACTGGTTGTTCCAGTAATTCTTTTACCAACGTAGTCTTGGATTTGCGCTGAAATATCTGCGCCACTTAATGTAGAATCAATCTTAACTGCGTAGTATTCATCAGTGTACCCAACAGCGCCAGGAATAACAACTGTACCCTCTTGAAACATATGACGCCCAAATCTTTCGATTTGGTTTTGCATGATAGACTGTAGTTGTGATAGTTCCCTTGCTTGTACGGCAAAGCCTGGACGAAAGAGAACCCTATGAAAGTCTTTGCTCTCTGCAAAGTCATCATAGTATGGTGCTACGTTAAGATTAGTTTTTTCCATTTTTTAGAATTCCACTACGATTTTAATATCTTCTGTTTGGTCAGATGCACGAGAGATCGGGCGTCTGTTTTCGACATAAAGAATATGTCCACTATCTGGTTGAAGTTCTGGATTTGCATATCCAGATGTAAATGTCAAAGTTGTTCCACCAGCAAGTGTTGCGTTTTCAGATGAGGTTGCAGAAGGAGTAGCAGCGGCATTTGATGTTGCCCCTGTTACAGTATTTGCACCAGAAAATGAAATCTGATTTCCATTTGCAGCAATACCAAAGTCTGTAAATCTTTCCTGTACATAATAAAGAATCTTTCTCGTTGCATCCCATTCTACAACTCTACCGACTGCGCCAGTAGTTGACTGTGTAATCTTTTCATCAATGATATAATCTGTTGATGGAGATGCTGCCATCTTGATTGCGTATGATTGTCTGCGAGTTGATGCAGAAGAAATAGTTGTTGTACCAAAGTTGAAAGGGTCTTTTACAATACCAACTTCTCTGAAGTCGTTTGCAACTGTTACATCATCACCTTCTGCCTGTTCCAGTTTAGTGTTCATCATTACATAATGAGCACCAAGTTCTTCAACTGCATTTTTGCCGTGTCCACCTCTAGGAGAAATGATTGGTATAACTGAACCACCAGAACCAGAACCGATTGAAGCACCGACAGTCATTCCACTATTTGAAAATGTATTTGACAGGTCAACAGTAGCAAATGTATAACCAGTTCCAGCGGCAAATATATTTGAACCAGAAGAACCTTGTCTTTGAATCGCACCACCAGCAACTTTAATCTCTACGACACCGCCTGAACCGTCACCATCAATAGGTGAATAGTATGTACCGTCTGCAAAACCAGAACCAGCGACAACTCTTAGTGTATCAATTGAACCATTTGCAGCAGCACCCGACACAGCAGAGTCAGTTGCCACAGGGATAAAGTCTGAAGTTAAAAACTTATCAATATTTGATACACTCAATGTATACATATACTGAAGAGTATATCCACCAAGTTCAAATGGGATTGCCGAAGTTGATGTAGGTTCTACACCACTATATGCAACTCCATTGTTATTGTCAAGCACTTTATATACTTTATATTCTGAAGTCATAAAGTAGAACGTACTATCGTATAGGTTTGTTGCACCACTTGTTGTGGGATTGGTTGTAGAAATATCGTGTTCATACATATCATATGTTGTACTGTTTGCCCAATCTCTACGAGGGGCGCAGAATGCAACATCAGAAGTTGATATCAACTTAGCAGCGAGCATTGAATCCCATTTGTGTTGTTCCAATACAACGTCATCGTTTGGAGTTGGGGGGGAGTTGTCATCGCCACCAGAAGTACTCACGCTGAAAGGTGAACTCTTTCCGATAAACAAATAATATGTAGATGCAGAAGCTTCAGAGAATGACTCAAAGAACTGTTCTGCATTATGTTGTCTGAATTTTTCAGTAATAATCGCTGCCATTGTTTTTTCCTATAAAGTTATTTATGCAGTTTCGTATACAATAAGTGCTTCAATAACATTTCGGTTACCACTGCCGCCCGTATCAAGTTTATTAATATCTGGATAAGATTCAAACCCAGCTCTTATTTGTATTGTTGTTGCATTACTATTACATACTAGTTGGTCTGGTGTAAAACTGTTAAATCTTCCAGCCATGCAACCATTAACTCCTCTTGGTTTACTTACAGTTGTTGTAGCGTTTGCAAAAGGAAGGCCTGCAACCCATAAGTTTCCACTACCACCAAATGATGTTACACCAGTTGTTGCAAGTGTCATATGACAAATAACCTTTTTACCAATTTTAATATATGAACCGCCTTGGGTTGTATACATACTTGAAGTATTACTTGCGTTTCCATTCAAAGTAAGATTGCCATGTTGAGAGGTATAAAATGGAGTCCATGAGCCTTCTTCATAATCGTCTAGGGCATTTGCAGCTGCAGTATCACCATTAAATGTAAGTCCATCAGCAGTAAGTCTCATTCTTTCTGCCGCATTAACATTAAATCTCATGTTGTTTCCACTATGACTATATGAAATTTTTCCTATGTCATCATCTGAAACATCTCCAAACAAAATAGAATGAAAAGCACCATCAGGCCCCATAAACTGTAAATCACAACGAGTATTATCATCATCTTCTAACACTAGTCCTGCTGAAGCATTTACACTTGTTGCACTTCCACCAGTGCGAATATGTACCTTATTACCTAATACTGTTGAGTCACCAATACCAAGTTTACCATCAATTGCAATATTAGTATCTAGTTTTGCACTAGTTACAGCATCATCTGCAATATCAGCAGTTGCAATCGCACCGTCAAGTACTGCACTAGATTTAATTGTATCAATAGCCATTGTCTATCCCTTAATGTAATTGTACCCAGGCACCACCAGCGTATGCTTCGATTTTACTTGTGGTACTATTGTATACTACCATTCCGTTTGCAGCAGACAACGCATTACGTTGAGTTGTTGTAACTGTGTTTAATTTCGCTGCACCGGCAGTACCAGTAATTTCAAGGGATGTTCCACTAATCGCTGTACCTGTAATTGCAGCAGGAGTGTTTGCACCAATGATTGCAGCATCAATAGCACCACCGTCAATGTCTGGGGTGTTAATGTCTGGTGAAGTCAAAGTCTTGTTGGTAAGTGTATCCGTAGATGTTCTTGCAACAAGTGTATCTGCACCAGATGGAATTGTAACCGCACCACCATTAGTAATAGTAGCAATAGTTGGTGCAGTCAAAGTTTTGTTAGTAAGTGTATCAGCAGATACCAAACTTACTAATGTAGAACTTGCACCAGCAGGAAGTAACATTGTGTTTGTTACACCAGCACTATGTGGTTGTGCCATAATCTTTTGACCATGAGAGTTTTGTTCACAGTTCAGAGTGATTGCACCAGAGTTTGAACCACCACCTTGAATTTCTACCACTTGGTTTGCAGCAGTAATTTCTAATTCACCAGTTGCGTTTTGAATACCTTCAGTTGTAAGTGTAGTGATTGTTGCTGAGGTTTGAGTTCCACCAACTACGCCAGTAATGTCTGGTGCGGTTAATGTAACCTTTGTTGCGTTGGCGCTGATACCAGATGATAGTGCAGAACCTGTACCAAGTAGAGTGTAAACTTCTACAAAGTTGTCATTAATCTTGTCTCCACCAGTTCTGAGGTCATCACCAGTACCGTCATTAGCGGAAGAACCAAGACCAAGTGCTTGATATGCCATTTTATTTTTCTCCTGTTAGAATCTTTCTTCTATTATTTATAAGGGTGTTTACCCTATGTCAAAAGTTTTGTTACTATTATCAAAGGTAAACCCAGATGAGCTAAATCTTTCTAATAGTGGTATATTGAATGAGTTATCAAACTTATTTATACCACTGTCAAACGATATATTTGTATCACTGAAGTCAGTATTATAGTTTCCACCAACATCTCTTGGAACTGCATCCCCACCAGAACCATCAAACTTAGTAGATGAACTATCAAAGGTTATGCCAGTATCACTCATTAATGTAGTGAACACTGTCTCATCGAATGTTTCCCTAGTTGTATCAAATCTGATAAAGTTATTATCAAATGCATTTACTCTTGCACCACCAGAGATATTGATTTCGCCAGGCGGTGGTACATTAATTCTTGTTGTAAATGCAGCCTGAGGTATTCTTATATCATTACCATCAAATGCAACTGTATTTGAATCAAACTTGTTTGTCGAACTATCAAATGTCTCGGCAGAATCTGTTGCAGTAGATACTTGATTAATTCTGAAATGTTTGAACTGTTCAATGTTATAATATGCTCTGTCGTTATTACCACTTCTTGCTTGTCTTCTAAAGTCTGGATAGTGTGCAAGGTCTGAGTCTGTTAACATTGGTTCAACTGCAAAGGCATACTTTGCAAGGTTCTCAAGAGTTGACCCAATACCCAAGTTTGCGTTTGCACGAATAACACCAACAGAGATTGTGTTTATTCTTGTAAGAGTAAGGTCACGTTCAGTGTTAGATAAGATTGCGTCAGAACCAACTGAAGGTGTTGCACGAACTGAAGTTCCATCGTCCACCGTACCAAGTCTTCTACCAAAGATAGTAGTAAATGCAGTAGTAAGAAGTGATGCAAGTTCTGGAGTGAATGAACCTTCTGGTACACTAAGGTCACCAGCAGTAAACGCATTAACACCAGCAGTTACGGATGTAACAATTGAAACCTCACCAAACACAGCCCAACCAGCAGGGTGGACAGTTCTCTTGATTGCGTTTCTCCAAGTGTTAATTGATTCACCAACTCTTACCACATATGA